TGTAACACAAATGTTAGTAATGGAGTTACAATTTCCATCTCCCTTACCTGCACCAGAATTTAACATGTAAGCATTTTGTAATGATGATAAATTTTTGTTTGGGTTTTGATCACGAGCAGAATCCAAATCTTGCTGATCTCTTTGTTTTTCTTCTCGTTCTCTACCAGTGGCTTCACGAATGGCTTGTTTAACTTCTTTTGGTTGTGCAAGTAATAGATGGTTGCCAATGTTACCTTCAACAGTATTAATAATTCTTGGAGGTGTAGGTGCAGCATTTGCACTGAAGACATAAGTTCCAGCGAATGCTTCTTCAAGAGTTACTGAACCAGCCATGGTAGTTACTTCAATTCTACCAACTTTACATTTGTTTTCTTCTAACTCAAACTTCTTGACATCCTTATCATCTTTACATGATGGTAAAAGAATAACAAGACTTTGTCCTGTTTCATCAACAACCATGTTGAAGTCAGTTCCACGAACAGCAATGGTTGCTGTTGGAGTTTTAATATCTACCTGTTGTGGATTATTTTTAGCAATCTGACCAGATGCATATCTGACAGAACCCATGGCAACCTTCAATGCGAGTTTGCCAGAGTCACTTGCTTTTGGATCAAACACAAAGTCATCAATCAGTAATCTGCTGTTTGCAGTTATGTTGACTTTGGTGTCATCTTTAAATGTGATTTTACTTTCACATGCGCCATTAGTAATGGTGTCCATTGATTCAACACCAGCACCTTTATTGCCAGATAGTTTATTTTTACCACGAACTATCTCGCAACCATTTCCTTTGTTCTCTGTGACTGTGCCTATTGCTGCCCAACTACTGGTTGACAATAGGCACAGAATAACAAAAAGATATTTCATTTTTTATCTAGGAATGGCTGACACTGGATTAGAGATAGCAGTACTGCTACTTCTAACTGTTATCGTATTGTTGCTTCCTATTGTTGAAACATTAACTGTTGTATCGTTCATACCTTGCTGTTGAGTTGTAATACTATTGTAGTCACCAAGTGTATTCATTACTAACTGATGACCATTTGCGCCAGCACCATCAGTCTGTTGTGAATTGGTAATGTTAAAGTTACCACTAATAGTGTTAGATACTGAACCACGATTACTCAATAAACTATTAGTAACTTGGTTGTTGTTACCAGTTATAGAAGTTAAAGATGCAATTTGTGTTCCAGTAATTTGTTGAATGATAGTATTGCTATCACCAACAACAGTTTCAGTAATTACGTTTTGTGTATTATTAGCAGCACCCTGTGTGCCAATTGTTAAATTAGTTTGGTTATCGTTACCAGTCACAGTACTGTTATAGGTATTATTACCACCTCTAATATTGTATTGTGCAGTATTATTATCACCAGTTTGTGTTTTTGCAACAATGTTATTATTTCCAGTAATAGTTGCATAGTTTGATGAACTCGCTGCTGTAGGTACAAGAGTTGTTATTCCAGTACCAGCAACAGTAGTTGTTCCTGCAGTTCCACCAACACTATTTCCACTACCCACCTGTTCAATTGTTATTGTATTTCCGCTACCTACCTGCTCAATATAAACTAGGTTACCAGATGTGGATTGTGCTACAGCTATTCCCGACATCGGCATTGCAGCCAATGCTAGAATTGCGTATAATTTTCTCGGAAATACGCCATTTCCTTTTATGCTTTTTAACATCTTTTTTGTGAACTAAGTTGGCAGACAAGCAGTCTGTACCCTAGTTCTTCTCCTTGAGTTTTTCCAGTTTAATAAAACCTTTTCTACCCATAGTATTCTTTACTTCTACCCAGTCACCATCGCTCTGGGAAATTATTACCACTTCTTCATTTTTATCAAATAACCACATTTTAGTTGTTTCTAATTTTGGTTCTTTACGTACATAAAAATAATCATCCAAAATCATTTTCTTACCAACAACAGTTTGTGGTGGAGGAACTTCAGCAGTCGGTTTAATTTCTACTTTTGGTTCTTCAGCTAGTTTAACTTCAGACTTCTTTTCTTCGATCTTCAGTTCTTGCTTAACTTCAATTACTGGGACAGGTGCTGGGGCAACTTCAATCAATGGGATAGGTGTTGGGGCAACAACGATCTCTTGTTTAAATGCCCAGATACCTTTACGACTACCTTCTTGAATTGTATTAACTACTGCTGCCTGAACAGCTACATCAATTGCTTTGTTTATGCTTTCATTAATACTACCACCAATCTCACCTTCAAGTGCTAGAGCATTTGCTCCAAGTGCCGTACCATCATCAACAAATCTTAATAAAGTTAATTTGTCCATATAACTCAAAACAGTTTTAGTAACTGTTGTTGATGTAAGGACTTCGCCTGTACTCACAGATACTGTGCGTAGCGTTACTGTGACAGTGTCACTTTGGTATTGAGTAGATGCTCCAATACCAAACAATCTCATTCCAGAACCACCAGTAATAGTATTGCTGTCATATCCAACAATACCACCTTCCATAATAATTCCTGCAAACACCATGGCTGGTAATGGCTTAGCATCACGACCCTGATATTGTTCACGCATCTGACGAATCATCTGACGTTCTTTAATTAAGTTCTCGAGACCAACACGTTCAAGAACAGTAAACCAACGACCATCACCTACATCTTGCAATGCTTTAATGAGATAACTCTCAGCACCCTGTGTAACTGCCGATGATAGTGATGCAATACCTGTAACAGATTTACGCTGTCCAGTTTTATCATTGAAAGAATATACAGCAACTGGTACTGGTCCACCAGCTGGAGGTGCTAGTCTATTCTTTTCTTTCTTTAGAAATTTACTTTGTTCAACTTTTGGTTCATCAAACTGATTACCAGTAATTTTCTCACGAATGGCTGAACCAGTGGCACAACCACCAAGTAGAGTAACGACTAATACAGAGATAAGTGTCTTGTTCATACCCACCTCTTAGAATGCGAAAGTACCAGAAGGCACTTTCATTATAGTTGTTTGAGATGGATTGGAATTGTTGACGATGCTAATGATAATCATACCATTATCTGATCCATCACCTAATTTCCAAGAGATTGTATTGCCACCAAGATCTGGGATTGTTCCGCAGACTATACCCTTAGTAGTGCAAGTTGCACCCTCACCAAACATTGAGTCTGTGAGTTGTTTTGCTAACTGAGCATAAACACGGGATTCAAGATTAGAAAGGAATCTCGCTGATGGAGTATTCAATGCTTCAGCTTCTGCCTTTGCTTTTATAGCATCTGCTTTTGCTGAGTTTTTTTCTTTTTGCTGGTCTTCTAACTGTTTGATTGTTAGAACATGTGACGAATAGCCCACACCAGAGAAGGATGGACTATTGAAGGAATGCTGAAGTTCTGCTCCATATGCGTTATTCAGACTTAGGAGTATCGCTACTGCTACTAATTTTTTTGCTGTCATCTTTAATGCTTCCGCTTTCTCGTAACGAAAGGATGACGTTCACTTTTTGATTCAATCTAATCAAATCATTATCCAACATACGGATACGATCAATCAGAGCAATTAAGACATTATTTGCTTCACTCGTTACTGGTTTAATTTCTGTAGTTACCCACGTCCAGACATAATACACAAAATATCCCATTCCACCAGCTGCAACAATTGGGAATCCATATTTGTTAATTAATGATACTAAATCCATCAATCTCTCCTCGCATCACTTTGTTCTGCTCTAGCGATTCTATCTAAATCAGGAGGGATTCCTAAAGCATGACTGACTTTAGTATCAATGCGGATCACGTCATGGTTCATTGCTGATACTCTTTTATCAAGAGCCATAATGATACCAGCCATACCTTTAACTGACGAAGTTACGCCAGCAAGAATAAATTTTAGGGTCAGGAAAACGAAATACCCAGCTGCAACTGCAGCAGCAATGGGAAACCCAACTTCCGCTACGATCTTAAAGAAATCCATATTTTTTATAGTTTTAGTAATGAACTAATTCTATTTAGGAAATTTTAGGGTTTCTTTTGCAAATCGTCTACATCTTTTTCAATGGTTTTTGCAAGGATTTCTTGCTCAGAAAGAGGAGTGATTCTTCTACCAGCAGAATCAAATTCAACTGGTTTAGTATCTTTGATAGTTGGTTCAATTCTTATTTTTTCTTCACTGACTTCAACTTTATCCTTTTGAAAGAAATCGTTGATTATTTCTTTGGCATCAGTTGGCAATGGAACTGGTTTCTTAAAGAATACTTCTGACCACTTCATCTTATCAGTGATTTTCTCCCATGTTGTGGGATCATCAAGTTCTTCTTTTACTTCTTCAACTTTTACTTCTTCAACTGGTTCAATAGTATCTTTATCTTTTTTCATTTGCCAGTTTGCTGCAACTAGCATAAGAACTGCAAGTGGATCAAATACAATAACAATCATAATGATAACCCAGCGAACTGCCTTTTCAAGCACGTCCACTTCTGGGTTATCTCCATAGATTAATGCCGCAATGTATTTTATTGGACCAACTTCGGCTTCGACTTTGCGGACTTCGCTGGCGATGGGCGCACGTTCTTCTTGGAGTTTTGCGATCTTGGTTTGCGTTGCACCGATTTCGCTGAGGATTCTGGCTCTATCTTTTTGCTGGGCTCTTCGGATGGCAATGCTTCTTTCAACTCCACTGGTTGCGGAATTAGCGTTGGTACTGGCTCCGCTTCTACTGATGGTTTCGTTGACTTGCGCATCCAATTGATTAAGTTCTTGACGATTTGCATTTAGGTTTTCCTTTTCGGTTTTAATTTTTTCATCAATGAGTGAAAGTTTTGCTGCAACATCACCTGTTGGAATAGCTTGGTCTAGGTGTGCTTTAGATAGATAACCAAAAATACCCATTGAGGTGAGTATCATCAAAACTACCAATGATATCGTAAAATACGATTTCAATAACATTGGTACTTCTTTCCATGAACGGTATAACCATGAAGCAACAACTAACTTGCATGCCTCAAGTAAACTGCCCATGACCAAGATCGGAATTGGGGCTGCAGCAAATATTGCCACTAGTCCCATGACTGAGTAATATGCAGCTACTGCCGATAAAGACAGTGCTGATGCAAATAGTAGATATGTCATAATTTGTTTATAATATGAGAACCATGGACTCGAACAGAAATCTGTCCATTATAATAATCCGTTGATTCCAATACTCTCCTTGTGAATTGTTCTCTGGCTTCGATGTAACTACACTCTGCCTTCGATTTACAAAAATACAGTATTTCTCTAGTAAAGTTTTCTTTACCGAGGATCTCCACATCTTTGTTCAACTCAATGCTTGACCCATAATATTCCATCCAGTCAGAATCAATTTTAGATCTGACTTTCTTTTTCTTCTTAGTGCCATTCTTTAGAGTTACTGTCTTTGTAACAGTTCTTGAGAATTTTGCTAACTTCTTACCTACATATTTCCTGTCATTGGTTTTGTTAGTAATAAGGTAAACAAAACCAATGCAGTCTTCAGGAAGTTGTTCAATAATTTCGCTATTATAAATCCACATTAAAAATAATCCCGTGTGATAACAGGACTATTTATTCTTCCTCGTCAGCGTCCTCTTCTTCATAAATATCAGCAGAGCAAACTGGACAGTAGACTATGTCTTCGTATTTTAGATCTGTGCCTTTAATTACGATTTTACCTTCAGCACCGCAGGTATCGCATTCAAATACTTTACTTGTCATGCTGCTTTCCCCCATACATCACCCCATGTACCAGACAGTGCACCTTTGGCATAGTCAGTTACACGATTCTCAAAGAAGTTACCATGGATTGGAGCATTGATCATTTCTTCAACCCATGGTAGTGGGTTACGTTTAACTTTGAAGATACCCTTCATTCCAAGACTAATCAATCTGCGATCAGCAATGTAGCGAATGTATTGTTTAACATCTGCAGTAGATAGTTCACGCATATCAGCACCCTGATAACACAGATCAATAAACTTGTCTTCTAACTCTACCATACGTTCAGCAATAGTGTAGATCTTAGATTTAAGTTCGTCATTCCAGATCTCAGGATTCTCTTTGATGTACTCACGAAACAACTTGATCATTGACTCAGCATGGATTGTTTCATCGGCAATAGACCAAGTAACAATTTGACCCATACCTTTCATCAGTCCATGACGAGGAAAATTAAGCAACATGATAAAAGAACTAAACAACTGCATGCCTTCAGTAAAGGCACTGAAAACAGCAATATGCTCAGCAGTACTAGCGATAGTACCATTGCGACTAGAAATGTCAAGTACATAGTCATGCTTGTCCTTCATCTCCTGATACTCTAGGAATTGGTTGTAAGTAGATTCTGGTAAACCCAAAGTCTCAATCAAGTGTGAATATGCAGCGATGTGTAATGCTTCTCTTGCCGCAAAACCCAATAACATCATACGTACTTCAGGTTGTGGGAAATAAGGTAGGTAGTTGTTAACATAACCACCAGCAACGTCAATATCCCCTTGCGTGAAGAATCTAAAGATGTTTGTGAGAAAAGTTTTCTCTTCAGTGGTTAATTTCTTTTTCCAATCCTTAACATCTTCAGCCATGGGTACTTCTGAATGAAGCCAATGTGCTTGTTCATGCTTCAACCATGCGTCATAAGCCCATGGATAGTTGAATGGTTTAAATGAATCTCTTGTGTCTGTAAGTCTTGATTTTGTTTTCGTTATCATATTATCCCTCGCATGCCAGACATTCGTTACCTTCTGTCAGGTCATGTAAATTAATCTCTTTAATAATTTCTCGTTCAATTCGTTTGCTAACTTTATCTGCTTTAGCAATCTTGTCGGAACGGCAATAGTACATAGTCTTAAGTTTTTGTTTCCATGCCATGAAGTGAACCGCATGGATATATTTAATGTGACTATCTGGTCTAAAGAATACGTTTAATGATTGTGCCTGATCAATGAACTCTTGACGATCTGCTGCATGCTGAACTACCCAACGCTGATCAATCTCCATTGAAGTCTTGAATACATCTTTTGTCCAATCGTCCATCCAATCTAGATGTTGAACACTACCATCATTGGCAATGATTGATGACCAAATGTCATTATAATCATTTGTTGATATTGTTCCACTATCATCAGACAAGTGATTCTGAATAACTATATCCAACCAACGATTCTTATTCAGGTGAGAACCCGATAGAGTGTCTTGGCGATAAGCGTTAGCCCTATAAGGTTCAATACTAGGAGAGGTATTGCCCATAAGAATGGAAGAACTAGCATTGGGAGCAATTGCCATGAGATGGCTGAAACGATTACCAGTA